AGCCTCCCAAGAGGGTTTTAGTGCCGACGTTGGGGTCCTCAATGGTCGGCCCCGTGAGGATCGTAGATTGACGGCCCCTCGCAGCTAGGCGGCGGCGGCGCTCCGCTTCCGCAACGGCGTTGATCTCCGGATCGTCTCGCGTGATTGGCTCCGGCGGTGGCGGTGGTGCCGGTATCTGTGGCGGTGACGGTGACGGGGGGCTGGGGAAAAAACACATTTTCTTCACGCTCCAATCTGGACAACGTCCATGAATAACAATGATATGATTTTCTGGTTGGCCCGTAATCAGCCAGGGTAGCCTCACGGACAGCGCCCAGCAACTCAAGCCATCGATGGGCGTCGGTATGGCCGTCAATGCTCCAGCAATCAGCGCGGACTGCGCCGCTTTCAATCATTTGGGGCCGGATCACTCTCAGGATGTTCTTGGTTACGGCCAGGGCCACTCTCGGCCACTGCTCCGTCGCAAACATGAAAACATTCCAGAACCGTGGGCGTATTTCTTTGGCCCCGAATACCGCGACAGGCTGTTCCCCAAAAAGCGCAACCGTCGAAATGCCGCCAGCTGCAATGGTACCAGCAGCCAAATTCTCTGCACTCCCGCTGAACATCAGGGGCAGGATCTCCTCCTGATCCATCTTCCGCATGTTTCTTGCAATCCTGACAACGTCTGCGTAACACGCTGGAACCAGGCTAACCGAGTTCATTGTAATCGTCTTGAATGACCGGGCGGCCTCCGGCCAACTTGCCGGTGCGCGCCATCATTGAGAGATTATCAGTGTTAATGCCCCCATCCCGGATAGAGATTGCCAGATACCGGAAACCGTCAGCGGCATGGGAATTGTGGTCATGGTGCGGCCTGTCGTGCCAATCACCGGTTCGATCATTGAACTGGCGGTGATAGGAGCGCAGCTTTTTCAAGCCGTCGGCGCACTTGATGCGGTCAAAGTAGCACTTTGGAATAATGGACCTGACCGCCTCAATCCCGTCCGCAACAGGCAGTTTTGCTATGACATTGGGATGAATGCCAAGACCGCGCAAAATCTCGTAGCGTGACATTCCGGATCCCAGTTCCCTAACCATGACATCATGCGGGAAAAAGTGCCGCCCGTAGACATAGTCACGGTTTTTCAACTCAGAAATGTAATGGTGCAGCCCCTCGCCGGTTTCCTCATAAAAATCAATTACCCTGATCGCCGGATCGCCTTTAAGCAGCTGGTAAAACCAGATCGCAGTGCTGTCCGCAATCCCAAGATCCCACGCCGTGTGAACCTCCAGATTCGGCTCCCAAGGAACCTTTCCAATCCGTCCATCAGTTTCTGCCATATCCAGGCTATTGGCAAAATAGCTACCAACCAGAGCAGCTGCCCAACTGACTTCAAATTCCTGGTCATATTGGGAAGGGTCCATAATGGCTTTTGCAGCATCCAACTCCTCCTGGGGCAAAACGCCCGTCTCAGACGCCGGAAAACGCATGGCGTACCATTGGGGATGGCCCTCATCCATCATAACAACGGCCTTGTCATAAATTTCCTTGAACTGGTTTTCACCCCTCGGCGTCCCAATCCAGAGGCATTTGCCGTCACCAAAATCAGAAAGCGCCGGTCTGATGATCTCAGGGAACAACCGTGAGTTCATGTCCGCAAATTCATCAAGGCAACAGGCATCCAACCTCAGGCCGCGCAGGGAGTCCGGGTTTTCAGCCCCGAGCAACCAGATCCTGCGACCATCTGGGAGGTCACAACGCAATTCCGCCTCATTGAACTTAACGCCGGGGATCACCCCAGCATAATCACGGAGCATAACCCAGGCGATACGCTTTGCGGCCCCGTATGTAGGCGCTATATAGGCTCCTTGGGCGCGATCCCTGGGGCAGCTGATGATCTCCTTTAGCAGCCAGTTGACCGCCATTACCGTCTTGCCGAACCGGCGGTGACAAACGCAAACCGTAAAACGCCGCCCCTCTTCATGGAATTTCCGCTGGAGAGGCCGGGGCCGGTAGGGAATGGTGATCTTGTGGGAATCATCCATTCTCCGCTCCTTGAAAAAACATGATCAAAGCGCGCCGATCCCCGCGAGAACGAGTTACGCAATGCTCATTGCCGGGATCATCATCATACAGAACAAGATCAAGGTAATGATAAACCGCCGTGTCCGGATCATCCCTAAAATACAACCCGCCGCCAGTGAAACTCTCCGGCGGCGTCAGTAAAACCCCCGCAGATAAACAACACCAGCCCATATGGCCCTTGGATCCCGTGTCTACATGCCAGGGATGGCCTTCAGAGCGCGCCTCTATCCTGGCATAAGAGGGATCGGCTGTTGATACTGATGTGATGTCCAGCACCCTATCCACAAGGCCACTGACCAAAGGGTGAGCAAAGTTGATATACCCAACCAAAGCCGCCAGTTCCGCAGCATGACGCACCGAAAGGGCGTTGGGGACGATCTCCCGCATCAACTCCCGGCTATAGCCTTCCCCCCCAATTTACGCACCCCAACAGACCGCTGCGCCTCACGACGCACTACATCAGCCTCCAGGGCCGCTCCAGCAAGATGCTCATTCTCTGGAGTGCTGGGATCATCAGCAACAAATTGACCCTTATCATCATGCGCCTTCTTAGCAGCTTTTTTCTTCGCCGGTTTCTTAGCCATCTAAATCTCCTGTTCCTAAATTCCTGTCCAAAAAAAAGTTCTGTGAAACACTCCTCGCATTTAGGGCGTGGTAGTAATGATATGGTGACGGCGCGACAAATCCGGGGGTACCCCCCCTCGACGCCAGCCCTGGAGAAAGTGTCAAAATCTTAAACGTCCGTCTTTCCCTTTGACACCGGCTCCCAAAAGCCAGGGAAACCAAGGGGTTGGGGGGGGCTGACGCTCTCACCCCGGTAGATGGTTGATATGAAAGCGCCAGCCAAAGCCAGCTGACCATCAGCTGACACAACCTTGGGCCTTGGGCGCGGCAGCATGAACTAACAGACTACCGGCAACCATCCATCCCCCATCAATCAAGGGATTGCCCTTCAGTTCACTACGTCCTCACTTGTTGCTATGTTGAGGATCTCATCACTGACTGCCTTCCTTGTTTCAGCCTTGACCTTGATGGGATCTTCCCAGCCGATAACCATTGGTCCAGTGTGTTCCACTTGCTGCTTGTCCTTGTACCGGTTGTCAATCTTGGACAGCTTGGCGTTTGCTTGGTGTCCCATGTTGTTGGCAGCGGTTACAACAGCCTGGACGCACTTGGGGTCAACACCTGTAGTCCCAGCGATCACTGCACGTTGAGCATCGACTGCCTCATCAGCTTGAATTAAGGTTCCTCTCACCCTGGCTCGATGCATCTGATCATCAAGTTCCTTGTCTTTCCGCAACCATTTCATCAACGCTCTAATCGTTGGCAGATGATCATCTTTGCAGATTGATGTCATTGTCTCACCAACGGAGACACGATCAAGAATTTCATCAATCATTTGATCGGTGCGGATTGTTGGCCTTCCCATCATACCCTCCAAAAGTAAGAGACCGCTGAAGCTTTGGGCAGCAGCGGCCTCTCGGGGAGATGTTTCGACGTTCACTTTCAAACGCCCTGGCGGCATGAGCGCCAGCATCACATTTCTGTTACCATCCATTTGATGTCGATGTCAAGGCTCCTACAAGCGGTAGTACTTTCTCAATCCATCCAACGCAAGCCGTAGTGCTGCCATTCCGTCCTGTTCAGGCCGGTTAGAATTGTTGACGCCGGTCCAGGATCCGGCTGTATGGGAGTGTCCAACAACGTGTTCCAGGATCTTAGCCAATGGAAAGCCAACAAAATCAAGGGCTGATCTAACGTGCTGTTTCGCCGCCTGGATAGCGTCCAGTGCATTAAGGTTGGGTTCACCTAGCGGGAGGTCGTTGAACCGCATCTTGGCGTAGGCAGCTGTCAACTGTGCTTGTCTGAACCTTGCTGCAAAATGGTCAGCAGCCAGGAACTGTTGATTGCTGATAGACCCACGCCGGTGGTATGTGGATATGGGATCCACGGTGACATTTCTAAGCGCCACCACACCGGCTGTTTTGGTTTCCACGGGAACGTAGAGACCATGTTGGTGCCGTTCAACTGGGCCGTGATCGGCGTTATCAGGGGGCTTTTTGCGTTTGCGTTTAGCCATTATATCAGCCTTGGCTGGATAGATTTCATTTTCCATTGCATTGGTGTTTGTATGGCATCCAGGCGTCTTGCCATACGCTCTGGACATGTCTGTGTGTCCTTGAAATTCCTTGCCACATTTACGCTATCACTTGATGCAAAAGGCCATCGATCACCAGCTGTTGCAGCCATGCCTCTCATCATGTGAATCCAAGGCCTGATGTTGTGTTGTTCCAGACAGTTCCATGCCTCATCACATCGGCGTTCCCAATTTTCTGTTCCCAGTTCCCAGTATTTGCCGCTGGATCCGAAACAGATACGAGGCCAATTTTCAGCCAGTTCAATAAGATAATCTATTGGCAGTGCCATATGCCAGACCGGCGCGCCAAGATCCTTACTGAACGTCCATTGCTTGGTTAATGCGCGCTGTTCCTTAATATCACCATCAATAACATCAGGCACGACGGCCCAGTGCGGATGCCCCAATTTATTTTCTAACCAATGGAAGTATTTGTTCCAATCGACCACAATCCCTTTGGTTTTTATGGTAAATGCGCTGTTGTCAAGCATCACCGACTGTCCATTGACGAGACACCAATCAACATTATCTGGCCTATTGAAAGAGCAACAAAAATTTTTACCAGCCATACGATACAGCATATTCTTTGGCGTTAAAGGCGTACCGTGATAATGGATCATAGCTTCATTTCCGCATAACAAAAATCTGTTTCATAAAGCCTCACCAGCGTGAGCCGGGGGCCGCCCATTTCCATCAGCTTGCTATGAAGCCGGGTGAAAATGTATTGGCAGATATTCTCCGCTGTCGGGTTCGCCAGCCCCTGGACATCGTTGAGGTTATGGTGGTCAAGTGGTTCAAGAATGGGCCAGACGATCTTCTCCAGATCAAAGAAATCCATGACCATCCCTTCATTGTCAGCGTGATCCCCAAGGATCACCACCCAACAACAATAATTATGACCATGCGGTTCCTTGCATGGGTGGCGATCTGGCACCAATGGGAGGTGGTGGCCGCTACTGAAGGAAAATGCCTTTCCGATTTTCATTCTCTAAAGCCCCCTTCACTGCTTGTAAATTGTGTTTCGCGTTGCTGTAGTTGGAAAAATCCTGTTGTGATCTAGCAATACATAGCCCGTTGACGCCGAAGAGAAACCACTCATAACGTCCTGAGTTGGTGGGTTTAATCTCCACTCTTGGGGGAATTGGGTTTCCGCGCATGTTTAGAACGGTATCTGATCATCAAGTTCTGATTTCGCTGGTCCCTGCTGCGCCGGATCCTTTCTATCACTGCCGTAGTCCTTGATATCAAACATTGAGATCAGCAAGGTGTCTCGGTCCTCTGGGTTAGGGATCCCGGCTGGATTGAACGCTCTGTTGAGGATGATGAACTGACCGCCGTCATCACTTGCCATGAGTTTACCGACATTCATCCACCGGCCTTTGGTTTCACCGTTTTTCTGGTATTCGCCGGTTTTGACGGCGAGATCCTTGAGTGCTTTAGCCATTATTGTTTCCTTTCTACAAAGTGCTTGTCGGGACATTGAGGGACACTGCGGGACAATGTCCGTTTTTGTCCCTGCTTAACCTGTCATTGGTGACAGCTGTTCCATTTCAGTGCTTGGTTGGTTCATCGATGTTGAATGCATCACTCAATAATTTGCCCAGCTTTGTCCCAGCCAAATCTCCTGACCTTGCCCAGCAGATAGCGCCGCAAATATTTCGGCCTGTGGTATTAGGAGGAGCGTGTAGATTTTGGAAATACTCCTCGCCGCAAATACTGCAAAAAAGATTTGGATGCGTTGCCGGTGGATTATCCCAATCAACCGAGGGGTTTTCCTCCATTTCTTGTTTTGTGAGTTTCTGAGCTTTGAAAGGGTCATCCATTGTCACGGTTTCCTTATCGAGTTTGAGATCAGGCAAGTGACATCACTGCCC